CAGCACCTCATCGGCCAGCGGCGTCTCGCTGTAGCGGGTGCGGGTCAGCAGGCCGCGGGACTCGGCGCGGATGTCCACCGGGATGCCGATCGGCATCGAGAAGCGGTCGGAGGCGGCGCCGGACAGGTCCCGGCCGTGGTTCCACAGCACCTTCACCGAGCCCGGGAAACCGCCGCGGGCCCGGGAGGCGTGGTCGATGGCGCGGCTGAACGCGGACGGGTCGATCGTCTCCACGTAGTGGCCCTCGTGGTCCTGGATCTCCGCAGGCTCGCCGAACACCGCGGCGTACGCCTCGACGGTCCGGCCGTCGCCGCCGTCGGCACTGCGGAGGATGTGGATGTCCTCCAGCGCGTACAGGCGCATGTACTCGGCGCGGCTGGCGCCGTTTCCGCTGCTGTCGGACACGTCGGCTCCTATGCGTTTCATCGCCGCGGCGATCTTCGCCTTCACGCTGGCGAGGGTCACGCCGTTCATCGGGTACTGCGAGGCGTTCTTCGGCATATTGATGTACGACCAGGCCGCCCGGATGTGCGCCTCGGTGTCGAGCGGGTACTTGCCGTTCTTCGGGTCGGCGTAGGTGACGGCCCCGTAGGGCTTCTTGCTGTCCGCCATTGCCGCCCTTCCTGCGTGTTCCATCGCTGCGTGCTGCGCCGGGTACATGCCGGTGGCCGCGTGATGGGCCAGGTTGCAGTAGCCCTTGGGGTCGCGGATGTACTTGCCGAGCTCGAGGACGCAGCGATCGAAGTCGCCCGGGGCGCCCCACTGGATCTTCGCCGCGCCTGCGCCGTGCACCCAGTACTCGTGCAGCCGCTCCGTGGCGCCCGGGTGGGCCGTCGCGCCGCCGACCCGGGCCGCGCCCCGCTCATCCATGACGCGCCCCGTTCAGTGCCCGCCGGCCGGACGACGGCCGCGGCGTCGGCCGCGAATTGTCGCCACCATCACCCACCGACGCGGGGCCCACCGGCAGACGGCCCCCATTCGGGGGCAGCGGTGACGCCACCACCCCGGGCGGGGTCTGCGGGAGCATGTGCTGCACGTTCGCCGCTGGCGCGGCCGCCGGGACCGGGGCCGCCTGCAGCAGCGTGATATCACCTGCGTCAACGGCCTTCGCCGCCGACTCCAGCGTCGCCCCGGACTGGACGTGCGCCAGGACCGCCTGGCCCCGCACCAGCGCGGCCTGCGACTTCTCCAGCTCCCCGTCCTGCAGCGCCGCGATGTCGCCCGTGTCGAACCACAGGCGGTTCCCCGCCGGGACATCCACCAGCTGCGACAGCGCCCCGCACGCCGAGCGCCAGGCGGGCCTGGCCCACAGGTTGGCAAACTTTTGCATGCTCTCCTGGTAGCCGCGGCCCGCGCCGCGCAGCGGCTCCAGGCCCACCAGCACGCCGGGGACGGCGGCCGCGGCGAGGATCCGCTCGGTGCCGACCGCGGAGACACCGGAGAAGTCCATCTGCTGCAGCGAGTTGCCGATCACCGTCACGTCGGCACCCTGGTCCAGCACCAGCGTCTTGAACGCGTTATCGACGCCGCCGTAACGGGCGTGCATCCGCTCCCGGACGCTGTCCACCGTGCCGGGCTGCAGCTTCTGCGCGTAGCGGATGAGGAGGTTGGGCGAAGCGCTGTTGCTGAGATATTTGATCTTGTAGCCGGTCAGGCCGTCGTCACCCTGCACATCCCGGTAGATGGGCGTCAGCCACGACATCCCGCGGAAGTCGGCCTGCGGGTCCGGGATAGGCGCCCAGTGCACGACCTCCTCGGCGGGGTAGAACTGGCCCTCACCCTGGCCGAACACGCTCTTCGGCGGCTCCCACCAGTAGCCGATCTTCCGCCGGTACGTGCCCCCGCCGTCCACGCGGACCAGCTCCGACACGATCGTCACCCAGTCCGGCCGCAGCCGGACCAGGCGGTCCTCACCGGGGGCGTCCCAGGTGTACGACTGCCCGGCCAGGGACGCATCCTGCTCCATGCGGGCCAGCAGGTCACCCGTCGTCGTCTCCGGGCCGAACGGCTCCTCCAGCTTGCCCAGCGTCTCGTTCCCGAACAGGTGCTTGTCGTCCTTGGCCTGGTACTGGAACCGGGCCTCGCTGAACAGGGCCATCCGGACCAGGATCGCGGCGAAGATGATCGCCGACGTCGAGTTCGCCTGCTGCGCGAACGCCGCCAGCTGCGGCATCACCGGCTCACGGTCCGGGCTGCCGTAGGACGTGGTCAGGGTGGCCGCGCCGGACGCCATGCCTTCCCAGTAGTCCCGGCGGATGAGGCGGTCAATCAGGCGCGTCACCGGGTGATCTCCCCGGCCGGTTCGGCTTCGAGACTCATGCCGTCGTCCAGGATCAGCACCTGCACGTCTTCAGGGAGCGGGAGCAATGTGCGCAGCCTCTCCCGGATCGTGTCCGCCGCCGCCATGCTGAGGCGCTCCTGGGTGCGCACGATCAGCCGGTCACCTGGCTTAAGGTCCCCCGGCTCGAAGCCCAGCCGCTCAATTTCCAGCCTCACGACGCGCGCCTGGCCCTTTCCAGGATCGCCGGGAGCGACACGTCCTCCACGGACGGTGCCACGCGGCCGCTGTCGTCCCGCAGGAGCGCGTACACGCCCACCGCGACCGAATCCGCGACGATCGCCAGCCCGAGCGCCCACAGGCCGATGAGGGCCGCGCCGCCCATGATCCCGGCGAGGCTCAGCAGCAGCAGGATCACCGACTGGCGCATGTCATCCCCTTCAGAAGGCGTAGACGCCGGGCTGGGCGACTTCTTCCCAGCGCAGATAGGCCCAGACGGCGAACTCTGACGACGTCAGCGGTGACTGATCCGACACCACGCGCCGCTCCAGCGCCCGCGCGCCCGCCAGGGGCCGCTCTCCAGCCCCCCGGACCGCCGCCGTCAGTTCCGGCTGCTCGAAATGCCTCAGCCCGCCTGTGGCGGCCAGGTCCATGAACTCGCCGTGGGCCACGGCCACATCCTCCGGGCCAAGCCGCTTCACAACGATCCCGAACTCACCCAGCTGCCTGCACAGCGTCGCCGACTGCGACCGTGGGTCCAGCGCCACCTCAACCGGGTCATCGGCCATGTACAGCGCATCCATGACAGTCGGGGCTATCGCGGGGGGACCATGCCAGACGACCTTCACGGCCATGCGGCCCGGCGCTTCCCGCCATCCCTTCGCGATAGCGCAGCGCGACCTGTCCTCGCTGATCTCCAGGCCGAACGCGCATTCAGCCATTGCCGAGCGCCGCCCAGGTCTCCTGCGAGATCACTTCCCAGCCGGGCTTCGCCACGTCGGGCCACTGGCACAGGTAGGCGCGGCGGAACTCCGCGAGCGCCATCGTCGTGAAGTCAGCGCGCACGGTCTCCTCCGTCACGGTGCGGCCCAGCGCCGGCATGCAGCCCCACCAGGTCGCCGGATCGCCCGGGTCAGCGTCATCAGGGGCCGAATAGCCGATGTAGCACGCCGTGTCCGTGACGCCGAGCTCCGCCAGGGCCCGGCCGTCGTCCACCTTGCCGCGGAAGTACGCGGACTGCTCGTTCCCGGCTGTCGAGACAACGAACAGCTGCGCCGCCTTCCGCGTCATCATCGCGGGCTTGACGGCCTGCTCGATCGTGTCGTCACGCTGCGCCCACGCCTCATCGATCACGGCCAGGTCGAGGGTGTCGCCGTGGTCGGATGTCTCGGTGCCGGACGCCAGCATGATCATTGAGCCGTTGCGGAACACGAACGCCTCGGACCCGAACGCCCGCCGCGGCGTGACCAGCTTCCTCAGCGGCGACTTCCTGATACGCGGCCACCACACATCCAGCATCCGCTTGCGCCCCGACAACCGCGTCTGCGCGCTGTAGGCGATCATCGTCCCCGGGTTCTCGATCGCCCGTGCCACCATCAGCGACAGGATCCCGACGGACTTGCCTTGCTGGCGGGGAACCTCGATCGTCACCTGGCGGTAGGCCGGGACGCACCCGACCTCCTCGGTTGCCGTGCCGATCGCCGTGAACTGCCACGGCATCAGGCCGCCGAAGCCCAGCACGGTGGCCACCGCATCGACCGGCCGGGCGAAGTTCTCCCTCCCGGGCGTGGGCACAGTCGCCCAGCGCGGCTCAGCGGCGGAAGGCCGCGAACATCTCCGCGAGGTCACTGTCAACCGTCTCACCAGGTCCCATCAGCGCCTGCAGCGTCATCCGCGCCTCGCGCGCCAGATTCGCGTTGCCGGGATCCTTCTCGTGAGCCCGCACCACCCGGGCGGCCACCATCCGCATCTCCGCCAGCGGATCATCCACCGGCGGCACGTCCAGCGGCGGGGCGGCCAGTTTCAGCGCTGCACAGTTGCGGCAGAGGGAATGATCACCCGCCTTGTGCGCCCGCGACCGCCGCATACGGAGCGCGTTCGAATCCGCCAAAGTCACCCTCCGTTACGTAACGCGGTGCCGCTCAACACACACGGTCGGC